GGAATTCCCAAATCACGACTTGGTTCTATGGAATTATATTCTGATTTTTTACGTGGTTCTTATGCATCGGTTGCATGGATTAAAGGATATGCAACATGGAATTTATCAGTACAAGATCCGATTTTGGTGGGAACGCCAACTTTAGTTTATGATTCACCTATGATGAGAGAAGTTCTTGGTGACAATTATCCATTTTATTTTAAAACAAAAGATGATTTTCAAAGAATGATTCAAAATGTGTCGAGTGATTTTTCTCATTCCATACCGAAACACGATCATACGTTTCGGGAAAATTTAGTTCAGGCTATGATGAGTAGTTGGCAACATACCAAAATGAATAAAGAGGGATCTTTTTGTAAGTCGTGGTTGTATTTTATTTTGAATGGTATGGAATATAAGAAGGATTTTTTGTACCAAACACATCCGATTTTGGTGGATGCACAAGGTGGAAATTCTTGGGAAACAATTCGTAGATGGTGTTTACAATTTGGATTGAAAGATGATCCAACTTCTCGCCATACTCGTTTGTTTATTCCAAATGAGGACATGAAGAACAAAGTGGAAAAATATTTAGAAGGATTTGATGGTTCTAAATATTCTATGAAAGAACATGAAGAATTTCATAGTGAATTAAATAAAAGTAATGTAAGATCAACTTTATCAGAGTTTATGTCATGAGCCCATTTGATTTTGTAAAGCAGATTAATCATGGAAAGATAAATCTGATGGATGAAACTCCCGAATTAGAAAAGGAGTATAAACAGTTCATTATAAATCGTGCATTGAGTTTTAATCACGATACAGTCCTTTATGCAAACGAAATGAACGTTCAGAATCACCTAGATTCGAAGCTTCAATTCGACTTTTTTCTAAATATAATCAGACCGAAGAAACGGTATGGAAAATGGTTGAAACGTGAAAACAATGGAGTTCTCGAATTAATCAAAGAATATTGTAAGTGCAGTTATGCGAAAGCGAGAGAATACTCTACTTTACTTAATGATTCGCAACTGGATATTATTAAACAAAGAATTGATACAGGTGGTTTGAAAGGACAAAATGAGTGAAAATATCATTCAAGCTATGATTGAAGTAACATTAAAAGAACCCGATGATTTTCTCAAAGTCAGAGAAACCCTTACACGAATCGGGATTGCATCACGCAAAGAAAAAACCTTATTTCAATCATGTCATATCCTGCACAAGCAGGGAAAATATTACATAGTACATTTTAAAGAGTTGTTTGCATTAGACGGCAAGACAACTAATTTTTCTGAAAACGATGAAGCAAGACGAAATACAATTGCCAATCTTCTCGCAGAATGGGAATTGATTGAATTGGTAGAATCAAATAAATCATCAGAACCTACTGTGCCATTGAGCCAGTTGAAAATCCTATCTTTTAAAGAAAAGGATGAGTGGGAGCTTACTCCCAAATATAATATTGGAAATAAAAGGGATTCTGATGAGAATGACGAATGATTTACTATTTTATAAATTATTTTCAGGTGTAAAAGACCCCAAACGAGCTACAGAAGGTTCCGCATGTTTTGACTTGTATTCTTTTTTACCAGACAACTCTACAGTTTCGGTATATATAAATCATTTTGAAGAGTTGGAAATAAGAAATAGATTGGTGCAAAATGGAAGGATACAAGTCAATTCTAATGAACGAGTTTTGATACCTACTGGACTTATTTTTGATATCCCGAATGGATATTCAATGAGACTATATCCAAGATCGGGCCTTGCATTAAAACAAGGACTGACCCTAGCGAACAACACAGGCATAATTGATTCAGACTATGTGGAACCTGTTTTTGCGATGATAACTAATATCAGCGGAACAATTAAATACGTAAAACATAATGAACGTGTTTGTCAGGGTGAATTGTTTAAAGATGAAATATGTATCTTAGAAGAAATAAGTGAACAACCAGAAAGAAAAACTGATAGAGATGGAGGATTTGGTTCAACAGGAAAGGATTAATCTTGGCACATATCTTACACAAATGGACAGTTGCTACAGTTCAAGTAGTATATTATATTCCAGATTATTTACATATTGTGAATGAATTCGTGTGGCAGACAGAAGACCAAATACCAGAATTTCCACGTATAACTAAGTTTTTAAATTATTGGGACAAGAACATTGACGGCCCAATCAAAGAAGTATATATTTACGATCAAGGTCAAAGTGAGGTCAGGGTAGTAGACAGAAAATTTAAGCTCAATTAAAACCTTGACAATGTTACTAAAATTTGTTATAATGACATATACCTTAATGAGAATTGAAAAAATATGTATAAAACTGGTCAAATAGATGTATTCGGTAATGATATTGTTACCGATGAGTATCATAGTGGAAAAGAATTTGAAAAACATATAGCAACTATATTAAGAAAATATGATGGATGTGAAATATCAGAACAAGTAACTATTGGTAATAAGTTTAGAAATCATAAACATATAGTAGATATTTTAATTAATTCAAAAATAATTGTTTCTGTGAAATTACAAAATACAGGTGGTACAACTGAAGAAAAGGTTGGATATGAAATGTGGACATTGAAAGAAAAAATTCTCTCTAAACTTTATACAAAAGCATTTATAATTTGTGGCGGGTCTGGATGGACTATTTTTGAAAATTTATTAAAAATGTCTAAGGATTATCCAGAAGTAACATTAATTCGATATGAGGATGATAAAACTTTATCATTTATAAAAAATGAAATTTGATTTTGAAGTAATAGAAATAGATAAAACTCTTGCTACAAATTTTGTTCAGAAATATCATTACTCACCAGTAATGCCCGCCATAACAAAGTACTATCTTGGTTTTTTTTTGAATGGTGAATTGAAGGGAGCCTTGACATTGGGGTGGGGCACTAAACCAAGACATACTTTCAATAAGATGTTTCCGAATGTTGGGATTTTAGAAAAAAAAGATGAAAATTTTATACATGATATAAACGATTGGTATTATGAGATCGGAAAGATGTGTTTGACAATAGACCTCAATGATACTAAAGGTGCTGGAAGTCAGATGGTTTCTTCTGCTATCAAGTGGTTGAAAAATAACACAACGTGTCAATTCCTCTATACAATGGCAGATGGTATTATGGGCAAGTGCGGATTTGTTTATCAAGCATCAAACTTTTATTACGGAGAGCAATATTTTACTTCAGTATATTTGATGGAGAACGGAGAAAAATTACATCCACGAACATCAAAAGAATTGTGTAAAGAAAATGCTGAATTTTCTGGTAAAGAAAGAGTATTCTGGATGACTACTGATTTTATGGAACACAAGGGTATCAAACGAATCAATGGTCTAATGTTTCGGTATCTTTATCCATTGAATAAGAAAGCTAAAAGAATGATGTTGAGAGAATCATCAATGAATTGGGATAAAAATTATCCAAAAAGTAAACAATTGGAATGGGTTGATGTTACAGATATGAAGAATAAAAAAACTCTAAAAGAATGCCCACCATTTACGTTTGAGAGTGCTAAATACAATAAGAAAATTCCATCAACCCTTGATAAATTTTATAATTGATATGCGAGTAGTTATTAGAACGCTTTGGAATTCCATTCTGAAGAGGTTGGTGCGAAGCCAACTGCTCGCTCCATATGATAGAAAGTATACAAGTAAATTTGATTCTATTAATGATGTTAATATATAAATAAAAATGAAAACACCTAAATATAAATTGATAGTGAAAGATGCAGGAAGTTATGCAGAAGATTCACTACTGAAACTGTATTTTACAGTTTTAAGACATCGCTTTCATCACCTATGTAATGGTGATGGATGGCGAGACTGAGGTGCATCATAGTGATGGCCTCGTATAACTACCCCTAGTCTAGTGCTATAGATAGGGGATTTTTCGATAACCTCGCTTTAATAAGGAGGCATTATGGTTACATTAGCACATCACACTAATTTCACAGCAGGCGATCTTGAACGTTTTATGGGTCTTTCCATTGGATTTGACTCCATGTTCAA